ATAGGCTGAAGCAAGCTGAGCAACATATCAAAACGCTTCAGGAATCTATTTTAATGCTATTAGCACGAAACAAAAGTGAATCCAAAGAGCCAACTCCTCGTCTGCGTCCTTCAACGTCTGAAGTTGGGGAGCAAATGGCTATTCCACGCTCTAGGGTACCACGGAAAAGTCAAGATACTGACGGCTTCCCTTTTGAGTTTACTGCAAACCCTCGACGATCCGTAGTCAATGCCACTAAACAAAGTGGTGATACTGAGTTCGTCGGAGGGGACACTCTTCAGGAAAGCGTCATGACAACCCACGTCGCGACCATAAGTGCGAGCGAAGAGCATGATGCCATGCGAGCGAAACTGTACCTTGGGAGCACGACATGGAATGTTTCAAATGGTGAAGGTACTATTCTCAAGAGCTTTGCTTTGCCCAAGGACATTTGGGCCACTAACGTGAGATTGAGCACCGTGGCACAGCTATTCCAATATTACACTTGTGACGGGCTAGACTTTTATATCACAACGACTAGTGTGGCCACCCAAGGTGGTACTTTGATGGTGTCATGGGATGCAATGGGCTGTGCTACTAAACAAAAAATTTCCACAGTACTTCAACTTAGTAGCCTGCCTTTCGCCTTGGTTCACGCTTCATCATCTACTACGCTTAAGTTTTCCATAGACTCGCCATCCATTCAGCATTCCATGTGCACTTCTGGCAGTGAGAACTCACTTGGGGATATTGGAATCTTGGTCCTCTCCATAGCAAATGGGTTGAATGCGCCAACTGAAACCAGTCAAAAGATTCAGATCAATGTGTGGGTGCAATTTAGGAATCCAAAGTTCTCTTTCTACACCATCAAGCATGACTTGGTTATGTCCCAAATGCTATCGCTGGAGGATCTTCCTGGTATTGAGAGTTTGGAAGCCATTGTTGCGCAAGGAAAGTGGTCGACGACTTCTGACATAAATCTTCTTGAGCTCACCGTGCACCCAACTGCTTGTGCAATCAAAGATGGACTTGTAACACAGACACCTCTAAGCGTGATTAGCAGCTTGTTTTCACGCTGGTGTGGTAATCTGAAGTACAGATTTGTCTTTGGTGCATCCCAATTTGTCAAAGGGAAAATAATTGTCAGCTCCATTCCTGTTCAATTTCGTGAAACCAAGCTGTCAATTGAGCAAATTGCCTCTTTTCCGAGCACTATCTGTGATCTCAGTTCAGAAACGCGGGAATTTATCTTTGAAGTCCCATATATCTCAATTGGGGAGGATAGCTTTGTTACCAGAGACGCTTTGTATGACGTTTCCTCCTACAATGCCAAATTTGTGGTTAGCAGGTTGCACATGGTTATTTTGGATCCACTCGTGATGAACGCAAATGCCAGTAACTCTGTGAGTTTCTTTGTTACCGTGGCACCTGGAACCAATTTTGAGTTGCGACAACTATCTGGTGTTAAATCCGAGTATGTTAAGCGGACCGTCAAACAGTCCTTTGGAACAGCTCTCCAATGCTCTGGGATTCTTGGAAGAGGTTTCAATGATTGGTGCAGGATATCTTCTGTGCTCATGAAATTCAATCTCGATAGTGCTTCCAAGAACGCTCTTCATCTTCACGTATCCCCTTTTTACAGAAGCATGGCGCCCTGCACAACTGCTCTTAGTTGGCTGACACAGATTTTCGTCGCCTGGACAGGATCGCTAGAGTACACCTTTAGATCGCACTCAAACAAGGTTAAGATCAATAGTTATGTGCGTATCTGGCACGATGCCAATGGATCAACACGCTCTGGCGAAGAGTGCGAATTCCTTTCTGAGGTCGATCCTCCCGCAGGTGCCCACGTCGTCTACTGGTATCCAGGTCAAAATCCTGAACTCAAGCTGAATGTTCCCTACAGAGCCAGAACGCCCAAACTTTTGATCACTAAAGCTAGATACACTCCAGATGACGCTGATTGGGTGCACTATTACAATGGGACTCTGATTGTGGACTATGAGGGTGTTGAGACCATTAACGTTGAGCTATCTATAGCCTGCGGCAAAGATTTTGAGATGTTTGAGCAGACTGTG